TAAACCATAGGCAACAAAAAGCCCCTAGGCGTCATTAAGATACCTAGGGGCTTTTTCGTTACTGCTTAGCTACATTCCTTCTGTCCTGTCTCCCAGTTGATAAAGCAAGCTTCTACTGTAGGCTCTTGCTCAATCTGCTCTTCTAGGTCTTCAATGGCCTTGTCATTCAAGATACCATATCGCTTACCGCCTGAGTTGAACGTGGTGCAACCTTTGCAACCTTGTTCCCATGCTTTGATATAGATACTCTTAAAGTCTTCCCAAGGCATATCAGGTGAACAGTTGATTGTCTTGCTCACTGCACTATCCACATACTTAGAGCTTAACGCTAAGACACTCAAGTGTTCATCAGCAGTACAATCGTTGGCCTTCTTTCCTTTCACTCCCCACGTTCGGTAAGCGTAGTCCAGTACCTCTTCAATGATTGGGCCATCCTCTGTCTGGATAGTTCTATCGTAGCCATAGCTAAATACAGGCTCAATACCGCCGCTAACATTGTCTGCGGTGAGGCTGATAGTGCCCGTAGGAGCAAAGCTAAGCAGATGGCTATTACGTATCCCATACTTCTTAATTCCTGCTTTAACGGTTTCTGGTAAGGTCTTAATGAACTCACCCTGTAAGTACTTCTCTGCATCAAACAACGGGAAAGCTCCCTTCTCTTTAGCTAGCCCTACCGAGGCACGATATGTCTCGTCACGAATAACCTTAAAGATGTCTTCTGCTACTTCTAGGAACTTAGGTGAGCCATAAGCAAACCCTAGTGCCTCAAGTGCATTGGCTAGACCAGTAACACCTAGACCCATACGGCGCTTAGCTACACTCTCGTCTGCTTGTGCTGGCAAAGGGAAGACAGTGTTATCATGAATGTTGTCCATTGCACGAGTAACGATAGGTATGTCCTGCATTAGCTGAGCAAAGTTAAAGCTCCGTGTACCTTCATCATCAAAGTCCACATACTTCACTAAGTTGTAGCTACCAAGCAAACAAGCACCATTAGACGGTAGAGGCTGTTCACCACAAGGGTTAGTAGCTTCAATGGTCTCACAGTACCACAGGTTATTCATCTGGTTGATACGATCAATAAACAAGATTCCTGGTTCTGCCCAATCCCATGTGCTTCGCATGACCATTTCCCACAGGGCTGGAGCAAAGACTTGCTTGTACACCTTACCTTCAAAGGTCAAGTCAAACATCTTCTTGTCACGTACACACTCCATGAACTCGTCAGTAACACCGATGGAGATATTGAATGCCGTAAGCTCAGTGCTGTTCTGCTTAGCATGGATGAACTCTTCAATGTCTGGATGGTCTACACGTAGGACGCCCATCTGTGCCCCTCTACGGTGTCCTGCTGAGCTTACTGTCTTACATAGGCTGTCATAGATACGCATGAAGCTAATAGGCCCTGAGGCTTGACTACCTAAGCTGACAATCAAGGAGCCCTTAGGACGCAAGCGAGAGAAGTCGTAGCCGATGCCACCGCCCTTACGCATAGTCTTACCAGCTTCCTTAGCAATATCCATGATTGAATCAAAGTTATCTTCGATGGGTGAGCTAACGAAACAGTTGAATGCTGTGGTAGCTGTAGGCGACCCAATGGCTAACTGTGTACGTCCACCGCCCATGAAGCGTTGCTCTAGCAAGATATCACGTAGCTTACGGAAGTGCTCTTCATCATCAGCTAAGGTACTAGCAAAGCGATTCTGTGCTTCCTTGAATGACTCACCTTCCATACGATACTTAGTTGCGTGTACTTCTTGACTGATCTTAGTCTTAGGCCCTTCTACTAATGCGTTCATTATAGCTCCACTCCGTTCTCTAGTTTCCATACAAAGTAATCTTCTGCGTACATTAGATCCTTAAGTATTGTTTCAATGGCAACCACTGATCTAAGTACCTCGCACACATCAGCATAGTCTAAAGTAAAACACTCAATCTCATTAGCGTATAACTCATTCTTAAGATCATTATGCACTCGGCCTAAGTAGGCTACTGTAATCTCTTCCATCTGTACATCTTTAAGCTTAAGTTCCATCATTGTTTTCTTCTCTTTAGTATTATGTTGCACTTTATAGCGCATATTAGTGTTACTTTACTACATTTTACTGCGCTCTAGCTTTCTCTCGTCTACCCATTTAGCTATCTCAGCGTTGGCAGGAAAGTGACTTGAAGTATATGACCACGCTTCCTCAGGGTCTAAGAACACCTCAGGACACACTGTGCTCTCACACCAATCCTGTGGGTGCCTACGCTTAAGCATAAGAAGCCTCTTGATACCATAATCATATATTTCATCAGTCACCGTAGGGTGTTCATCAATGTTATACGAGTATCCAAAGATTAAGACCAGCTTCTGTTCCCACTCAATCATCTCTTGTACTTCTTTATCAGCCATCTACTAATGCCTCCCATGATATAGGATACAGTGGTCGCACTATCTTGTCAACCATAGAGGCTAACTCTTGTATCTCTACTTGAGCATGAGGGTCACTGCGCTGCTTAACCATACGAGCAAAGGCTGCTAGTGAGCCAGTGATGTAGTAGCTGGTGTACATGGACTGTGGTAAGACCATACGTGCTTGCTCTGGTGCTACATTGTCATCCTCAAGGAGATACTTATAAGCTAGTAAAGCTGTTTTTGTAGCCTCTCTTGCATAAAAAGCTGCCGAGCTTTGGTTGTCACAGGGGACACCACTGCCCTGCTTAACGCTTCCCTCTGGCCTACTACGCCATACCTCTGGCACATAGAACTCAGGGGTATCGTCAACATACCTACGACTAACCTCATTACGAGTGAAGCCTACGATGTGCTTGAACTCTTGACGAGCGATGAAGATAGGCACTGTGTAGCGCATGGTTATCTGAGGGTGACTGAACGGAGTCCAGTGGCCGTGAGTAGCTAGATACTTGATTAGCTTAGTGTCTGCATTAGACACAGTCTGCCCTACTGCCACTGGACTACCTACACCGCTCTCTGACTTAGCTCTATAAGCGTCCACAAGCTCAGAAGCTTTATCAAAGGATACCCTAGCAGCGTTAACTACTGTTAGATCATTACCCATGTGGCTTATGTATTCTGCTTGCATCTTAGTCCTCCCAGACTGTCCCACGCTTATACAACTGCATTGCTGTGTTAATGTCACAGTCAAAACCTTCCATGATACTCTCAATATGCTTAATGATCATCATATCCTTTACTCTCTCTATTCTATTGAAACCACACCCAAGTGCCGTGTGCTACAGCAACGGGCGCTACTAACGCACCAGCAATCAAGAAGCCCCATGAGCCTGCTGTGAAACACACAATCACATGGGTTACCCAAGCTGCGAATGCCCATACTACAGCGCTTATACCTACTAAATATCCAAATGTTGTCATTACTTTACATCTCCTAATAGGTTTTCTAAGTTAGTTACAATAGTGTCTGCCTGCCCTACCTCGTCTAAGGCCCCCTGCATTCGTTTGCTTGCCGCGTTAGCAATAGCCGTTTGCTCTGTCTTATGAGTCTTTAGTTGGTTGAGGGTCACCCGTAACGTGTGGGTGATTGTCTTCACTGACTTTGCTTGTGCTTTAAACATTATACTCTCTCTCTAGGTTAGTGACACGGGAAGGCAAATGAATGTCTAGTGTCATGTGCTGCATTGTGTACCGAGTCCATACTCAAGAACGCTACCCCATAGAGTACTAAGACTCCAAGGATAGCGGCTTGTAGGACTGCGGGAACTGTAAGCAGTTTATTGTCTGCTCTAATTATTGTAGTACTTAGGTTGCTCAAGCAAAGAACTCCTTATATTCAGCATCACCATACGAAGCACCCATTAAGGTGCCTACAAGCTCCTCTGTGCCCTCTACATACTTAACTAACAAAGGTATGCCCCTGAACCCTAAGGCCACTACAGCGGCCCTGTGTGCAGCGTCATTGACATTGGCTTCCTCATAGCTCTCTTTTGGTATGCCTAAGCCGTCTAAACGTCCCTTGAGCTTCGTACAGGCACTACAGTTAGGCCCTGTGTACAACTTAATCATTTGAGTATTCTCCACTTCGTATCATTTCGGCCAGTTCTATGGCCCTATTTCCTACCTGATCTGCCCATCTGCTATTGAGAAATTCATAAGCTGCTGTGTCATAGTCCCTATTTTGCATAGCTGCTAAAGCTTTCTCAAAGCCTAGGAACCTAGTTAAGCCTAAGTTGAAGCAGATATCTATTATAGCATCTAAACGTACATAGTCCAACCCTTCATCCTCTAACCATTCAGGAAAGTGATCATAAAGTTCCTCTTCGACCCTGTTGATATCATTCTGTAGTAAGAACTCAATCTCCCAAGGTGATATACCTAAGCCTCCATCTGGGTCGATATTACGACCTACGCCTATGGTTAGCTTCCCTTCACTACAAGGGTAGGCATGGGTCTCTGTGCCCTCGTGACGCATTAGCATCTTTGTTAGTCTACTCATATTATCTGTTCCCGTCAATAGCTTCATTGGTATGCCGAGGTTGAAGAGCAAGCTCATTTGACCTATCAAAGAACTCTAACTGCAACTGTAAGCAGTGTATAGCCTTCGTTATGTCCACCCTGTCCGTCCCTTTGTCCCTAGTGAGATACTTATCAACCTTGGTGTAGATAGAGTGTTTAACACCATCGTAACCATATTGTAAGTAAGTCTTCTCAAGAGGCTGTTGCTTCATCTTAGTGTAGTGATCACCACCCACCTGTGTAGCCAGCGCATTAGGCATCAGTCGTGTCCTCCTCAAATAGCCCTAGGTTCTTCATGATCATGTCCTCGTAACGATCTACTAAGGATTCACTCGTAATCCCCAAGAGCTCACATAAGAAGTCAACATCATAGTTGTTTAATATCTGCTCTCGGATCTCTTCAAAAGTACTACTCATTCTCCCTCTCCTTCCCTAAGGCTGGTAATGTAGCTAAGTGCTCTAGCAGCTCAGGTATTGACTTCATAGTAAAGTGTGCCATCCCTTCCTTCTCACACCACTGCCCTAGGTTCATCTTAGAGCCCTTACGTAGACGCTTACGTGAGTCGGTGAATAAGAAGATAAGGGGTCGATCAATTTCATCACGCACCGCCTTGTACTTCTGTGTATCTCCGACCCTAAAGAACCCCTTACACTCTATCATAGCCCCTGTACGTTCACAGATGAAGTCTGGTATGTACTTCTTTCTAATGATGTAGGGTATACGATAAGGTTCGTAAGCAAAGTCCTCGGTGCCTACTGCCTCACTGAATGAACTTTCGAGACCTGATCTAAACTTTGTCATTAAGCTCCTCCGCTATGGTCAGTTGCTTGAAGCCATCCCAGTTGCGCCTCATGTAGATCAAGTTCCAACACACTTCAAGCTTCTCTTCCCAATCTTCTGGGTGATGGTCTTTCCACGCTTCTTGAACTGCATCTATCATATCACCTACAGCTACATCAGTCAACAACTTCTCAGCTTTCTTTGGGCCAATGCCCTTGAGCCCCTGAATGTTATCAGTTGAGTCACCCATAAGCATTTGGATGCACATCTTATACCAGCCTTCCTCCGCGTCAATGTAGTAAAGTATTTCCTTAGTGAAATTATAGTGCCAACCTTCCACCATGTCAATATCTTTATCAATATGAGCGATAACAAAGTTCTCACCAGCGTCTAAGGCCTCCTGTGCCCATATAGACACAACATCATCAGCTTCACAATTGTCTGACTTGAAGTGCCCTAGGCTGTAAGCATACTCATTAAGCTCATGTCTACGCTTAGTTAACTCAGGGTTAGGATCAGGAGCATCCTCCTCAGGCTTACGTTTGGCCTTATAGTCCTCTGCTATCTCATAACGAAAGTTACCGTCACCCTTAAGGGCTACCCGTACCTCCGTAGCCACTGTAGCCCACTCAATATCCTCAATAGCTTTATCATAGTAGCTCTTCGCTTTCTTCAAGCTTAAGTCTGACTTGAGTGCTATACGGTATATCAAGCTGTCTGCATCAACAAAGCAAAGGGCGAAGGGCTTACCTCCGCTAGGCTTAAGCTTCATCGAACAGGTCTCGCATACGTGAATGCTCTACGTTATGACAGTTAGCGCATACTAGTATACACTTGTCTACCTCAGCATACAAGGTAGCATCAGACGCTGAGGACATTAAAGTACTAACGCTGCCTGTCTTAAGCTTAGGGTCAATATGATGGTACTCATAGATAGCTGGTCGGCCATAATCGCTAATTCCGCAATGTGTACAAGCTGCACCCTTGTACTTGAAGACCTCAAACCATCGTGCTAATCGCTTAGCTTTCATACAGCCCTTACAGGTGTTGAACTTACTATCGTTATTGACAGGCTGTGCATAGAACTCGTCTGTACTCTTATCAATATAACACTTATTACACTTCTTAGTTGACATATGCCAATCCTTTTAGTTAGTGAGTCTCTGCCCAGTTGTTGCCTACGTTGTATTCACCAGCTAAGGGACACCTGAGCTTAAAATGAATACCTGCTGCTTCTATACAGCTAGCTGCTAGAGCACCGAAGCGTTCTGCTTGATCCTCTCTTACTTCTACTTGGAACTCGTCATGTACATTACCCACGAACTTGTAGTCCATGCTGTACAGTTTAGCAAACTTGTCCAAGATAATCAAGGCTTGTTTCATAACTAACGCACCAGCCGACTGTAAAAGTGAGTTAAGTGCGGCGTGTTCTGATCTTATGAATACCTTACGCCCATCTAAGGCGGTTATGTAGCCCTTGCCTGCTGAGGCTGCTACGTTATCTTTAAGTGCAGCAAGTGCTGGTGTAGCCTTTAGGAAGCTTTCTTTAAGTTGCTTTCCTTTCTTACGCCCACCGCCTGCTATGCTACCTATCTTCTCGTCACCTGCGCCGTACAAATAAGCGTATATGAAAGTTTTCGCTAAATTACGATTTGCTAATCCAGCCGCTAGCATATTAGCTGTATGAATGTCACCTGTCAATATAGTATTAGTATAGTCAGAATCGTTCATGTAGTGGGCTAACATTCGTAATTCGAGCCCTGAGGCGTCTATGCCAACAAGTTTGTAACCCTTAGGTACTATCCAGCAAGCTCTGCATTCAGGCCCATATAAGCTACTAGAGCTGGGCACCTGAGCTAAATTAGGCTTACTGTGTGTCATACGTCCAGTTACAGCACCATTAGTGTTAACATAACCATGTACACGCTCTGTGCTTTCGTCCATCGACTCCAGCCAACTGCGTACCTGAGCTATACGCTTACCAACGAGGAGATATGAAGCTATAAGCTCGGCCTCTGGTATGCCTTTGACATTCTTTAAGATGTCCTCCGATACTATAGCGTGTCCTGTCTCAGTAAAGTCCTTAGGAACCCAACCAAAGTGCTTTAAGTAGCGCCCTATTTGCTGACGAGATCCCAGATTAAAGACAGGCCAATCAATACGACTAAAAGGGCCACCTACTTCTTCCCACCTATCTCCAAGGAACTTGAGCCCAACGATGCTTGTGCTACCATCCTTTTTAATCTTAGGGGTAACTTCCTTAACATACGTAGGCAACGGTATGAATACTCTCTGCACTTCTTCTTCCAAGTCATAAGATTTCTCTTTAAGTTCTGCTACTAAGTCTCTAGCCTTCGGCACATCCAAAAGCCAGCCGTTTCTTATTTGTTTTTGTATGATACTTTGTACATTGTGCTCAAGTATACTGCTCTCACTTCCAAAAGTATCAAGCTCACATAGCAAGCGTTCGTACACCTGTTCATTAACCCTAACGTCTTGCTTACAGTACTCCACCATTTCCACAGTATACCGTGTCCAATCATTGTAATCACCCTTTGGATACCCAAGCTCTTCTCCCCAATATGCTAATGAATGACCAGCCCTTTGTGGATCAGCTAACCGTGACATTACTAAAGTGTCTGTGATCTTACACTTACTAAAGTTAGTGCCTAGTAGCCTTTCGCACACTGGGATGTCATACCCCATTATGTTATGACCTATTACTTCATCTGCTTGTGCTATGTAAGCATTGAAAGCATCCCACCCATTTGTAGTGAGCCCTGTAGGTGAAGCAAAGGTACGTATATCGCCAGTGTCAATATCTTTAGTGACAATGACCCACACCTTACTTGGGTTAAGCCCATTAGTCTCTATATCAAATATCAACCTAGCCATGTGTTACCTATAGTATATATGTGAACCTAGTTTAACTGTTATTTCCATATGATCAGCCCAGTATGGATGTACATAGTCAGCATGGTAGTGTGTAGCTCCTTCGATAATGTCTATAGAGTCACCATGTAACACGTATTGTGCTAGTATGGTGGCCTCCAACATTGCCTTACCATCTTGTGGGTGATCTGACTTACCGTCACAGAACCAACTGTATTGACATTGGTTTCTTATTGGTGTGTCCATGTCCCACCCGTGGTACTTAGCTTGCTTAACTACACCACAGACTGTAGAAGGGTATCTAAGGTCTGCCACACGATTAAGTACGCTATGTGCTACTCCTATCTGCCCTGCCAGAGGCTCTCCTCGCGCCTCATGATATATGTTCATTGCCATACACAACACCGCTGCGCTAATCATTCCAACAGTACCCAATTAGTATAGCACTTAAGCCAACTACTAGCAAGCTTTCTGATAACATTTACCACTTCTCCTTCCACTCTATAATCTTATATGTGAAGTCTTCATCTTCTAAAGTCTCCCACACTCCAAAGCCATACTCAGGGCATATGTAATAGTGAAGCTCTTCCTCCCACTCACGTACACCATCCGTTGCCTTTACTATATAATAGTCTGAACTGGTGGGCCTGTTCCCTCCCTTCTTCCATTGTGGCATAACTAGAAATCCTCATGTGAGTGTGCTGCTTTAATTTCAGGTGCCTGCGTAGCTACTAAACGTGATGTGTTATTCTCATAGAACAACCACCCTGCTACACCTGTACGTCCTGTACGTCTACACTTAACTAGTTGCACCTGAGTACAGTTACGTGCATATTCATCGTCCGTCATTTTGTCACGACTCAATAGGATAGTATTGAATGCAATCTGGTTGATTGAGCTAGAGCCCTTAAGATCATATTCGTCCACGTTATGAGCACTCTGCCCGTGAGGTGGTTTCTTCATATGAGACACTAGGATCATACTCACCCCTGTATTCTTAATCAACTTCAAGCACCTATCCATGAAGTCGTCAATGGCGCTGTTCTCGTTACTCTTCACACCAGCCTGTAGTGGGTCAATAATGATTATATCACACTCCAGCCCTTTAATCATATACTGAATCTTAGCAAATAGTTCTTCACTGTCTAACGACCCTTGATGATCAAGTAGGTGTAAGTTTCCTTTGTCTACCATACCTTGGTAAACCGTCTTAAGTCCAGTGTAGTCTCTCATTTCGTGTGGTATGTTGCTGATGTTGATACCAGCCTTAACCGCCACTAGATTCTCTACTGTCTCGCCTATGTCAGCCTCTAGGAAGATACAACCCGTTGTTTTGTTGCTCTCTTCGCTGAATCCTGTCACTAGGTTAGATACCATAGTAGACTTACCAATACTTGTCAAGGCACCAATTACAGTTAGTTCACCAGCCGCTATGCCGCCATTCATCATCTTGTTCAATGAATCAAAACAGCTTGGGAAGGGTATCACCTCTTCTGTACCGCGCTTAACAAACTTGTCCCACACACCCTCGTCACCGAAGCTGACTACACCCTCAGGCTTAAAAGCTTTAGCGTCCCACCAGCATTTGGTGAACTCGCGTATCTTGTTAGCCTTAAGCATATCACTAGCATCATTCATGGTCAAGGTGCATACCTTAGCCTTACGTGGGCTAAAGAGGCTTAGAACGGCTTGTGAGGCCTTGTTGCCTGCTTCATCATTATCAAAACATATGACAACGTGCTCGAAGGTCTCCAGCCATTGCAAGCTATTCTTAATATCTTTAACCGCACTAGAGCTGCCCTTGATACTTACCGCAGGCCACTTACCGTCAAACATTTCGTTAACTGCTAAGGCGTCTAGCTCTCCCTCTGTAATGGTTATGTATTTACCACCCTCCCTAAAGGCCTGCTGGCCAAATAGACCTGACGCTGCCATATCACCCGTGGCATAGAACTGTTTATCTTTGACGCCTCTCACTTTAGTGCCTATTACTTGGTTACCATCTTGGTTGTAATAGGGGTAGTGGTGCTTGCTGATACTTCCGTCTTGATTATGCTCTACTGTAACCCTGTACCGCTTGGCTACGTCTAGGCTTATTCTACGGTCTTGTATTGCTGATATTGTTCCTGTCATCTCTAACGGCCTTACTTTAGTTTTATTAGGTGCGCTTATTGAGCCACTACCATGTGTATAGTGATCACAAGCATAACAAATACTATGACCATCGGAATAGGTTGCTTTAGCCTTCCATGCCCCACATTCACTGCAAGGGCCCTTACTGACTAAATGATTTTCTTCGTACTCTTTACTAGCCATGCCTGAGAGCTCCTGTAAGCTTGTGTGAGGGCCCTAGCCTACTGGGGAATAGTAAGGCTAGGGTTTGACTTAAGGCACCTTAGATTAGAAGTCGTCATCGCTGGCGCTGGCTAGCTCTAGGACGCGGATCTTATCCAAGTAAGGCGTAATGCCATGTACTGGGTGCTCTTGACCTAAAGTGTACTGTACACGAACCAATGAGCCTCGTGTGATACGTTCCTTGCATGGTTCACCGTCTAAGTCAACAATATCCACTTCAAACTTGCTTGCAAACTTTCGTTGCTTGGTGCCTTCATAGCTGCGTAGCTTAACACCTGCGCTTTCTAAGATATCCGCGTTCTTTTCGTCTAATGTAAGCACGACCGAATACTTGCCAGTGCTTTGACCCTGATACATTTCGTGGGCGTCTAAGTTGGCGAATGCTACTGAACCTGTTAATACTGACATATGCTTTACTCTCTTTTAAGATTATCTATTATGACCCAAATAGGTCTTTGTACTACTTAAGTGCCTTTTGAACACTTTACTAATTATACTTTAAGCTATCATCTAAAGCAACTACTATTTAGTTCTTTTGAACTACTTAAGAGTCTTAAGTGTCTTTAGTATGTTCTTATAGATTATTCTTAAAGTATATTCTTTTCTTCTCTTAGGTATATTATATCAAACTTAGGATTTCCTGTCAATAGGCTAATCCATTTTATTTACAATTTCTTCGTGATACTCTTCTAGCTCTACCTCTACAAGCTTATGTAGCCAGTAAGGTATACGTTCATAACTTACGTGGCCTGTAGGGCTTGTAGCCATGTAGTAGGCGTAGAAGTCATTGATCATTAATTCACCTGTCTCACTTAACCGCCAGTCTACCTCAATTTCTAATGTAACCTCTGTATAGGTACCTATAGATAGGCCTATGTTAATCGTTGACTCTGCCATCTTATTATCCTCTATCGGCTAGCCAAGGGCTATCGCCTTTCGTTTCGTTAACATCAAGATCATTTGCATCTACGGAGTAATTATATTCGCCTTCTCTAGCACTTGTCAAGCACCTATTACAAATATCTAGAAATTCTCCCGTTTCGCTATCTTTCCGACTTAACTCATAATCACCTAATATAATGTTACACGCTTTGCATCGCATTTGTCAATCCTTTTGTTTACTTTTCTTTAGTTATAGAGCAAATTGCATCCACTCTTCGTATGTGAACTCGTCTAAGGGATAACCATAGGCTTGCCCACGGTACACAATAGGCGTGTACGTATGTAGCATCGTGCCTAGGGCCTCTTCATTGCCTGCTAGTATCTTGCCCTTGCTAATTAAGTCGCCCAGCACAAGGGCTAATTGGTGCTTAGAGCTGCCCGTTGCCCTTTGTATGTCTTGCATGGTTATATAGGGCTCACTATAGTTTAGGTCTAATAGTAGATTGAACAATGCCACTTGTGTACGTGTAAAGCTGTGTCTAGTTTTCATTGTGATACCTCTTTTGCTAATGCTTAGTTAATTAATACTATTGTAGCGTAGACCACACAGAAGGCCCCTATAAGGCCCCCTAGGGCGGTAA